CTGATCCGCCTCACGATCCTGGCGATCCTCGCGAACCAGGGCGTCTACCAGATCTCCCCCAAATGAGCCGGCGGAAATCCAGCCGACGGGAAAGTCGGATGCGCAGCCAGCCAGATTCCAGCCAGGACTCTTATCTCGAGCCGTTCATAAGCCAGGAAGCCGTCGACCTCGGCGCGATCCTCCAGGAAGGCCTCCAGGACGAGATCATGATGCTGCGGGTGTTCATGCGCAGGATGATGGCCCTCGCTCGGGGAACGGACTCTCTGGATAAGACGATCAATATTCTGGGCGCGGCGGGGCTGGCAGCCACCAGGCTGGCCGGTTTGCTCAAAACCCAGCAGCTCCTGGGTGGGAACGAGAACGAGGCGAGGCAGGCGGTCGCTGACGCCCTGCACGAGATTCTGGTCGAATGGAAGAGGATTGAATAATGACGCGCATCGAATATTTCAACTGCCCCTTGAAGGAAGAGTTCGAAAGAGCCGTGAGTCTGGGAGGCCAATTCACCAAGGTCATGCGCCGGATTCGAAAGCATCAGGACGGCTGCTACCATTGTAGCGCCAACGCGGACTGCCAGATCAGAGCAAGGTTTTATGAAAAGATCGACTCGATCATTTTCGATCTCAACGAGGAGTGGGGCCTTGTCTGAGACTTCCTCAGGCGCCGAAGCCGATCTGATCGCGGAGCAGCTCCGGCATACGATGGATCTGCTGCACGCTGAGCTCTCTGGGGTCAAGGCGCGCGCTCAGCACGACAGAGAACTGCTGATCCACCGGATCGTCGAACTGGAAAAAGCACGGGAGGACCACGAGAGCCGGATCAGGTCCCTGCAAGACGGAGTGACCAGTTTCAAAGTCTGGTCTGGACTCGCATCCGGGGGGTCCTCGGTGGTGGCGATTGTGGCGTTTGTCCGAGCAGTCCTGGGTGGATGAAGGCGGACCCAGAATCCTGAAGGATACGCTCTGGGATGAGATGAATGGCAGATCTGCGGTCTTTAATCTTGGATGTCCTGCGGGACGTGGTGCTTTTTACCCACAAAGCATCTGGGACGAAGCTGCGCAGGTACCAGGAGGAAGTTGCCCGGGCGATCATCGATTCAATTCGGGATCGGCTTGGATTGACCTTTGTGGTCATATTCCCGCGGCAGTCAGGAAAGAACGAACTGCAAGCGCAAATTGAGACCTACCTGTTATTTATTCTTTCGCAATTAGACGCGGAGATAGTGAAAGCTTCGCCAACCTGGAAACCACAATCGCTGAACGCAATGCGCAGATTGGAACGGAATCTGAAAAGGAACTTATTAACCAGGGATAGATGGGAAAAGGAAAGCGGTTATATCTACAGGATTGGAACGGCGCGGATATATTTCCTTTCCGGCAGCCCGACGGCGAACGTGGTTGGCGCAACGGCGAACATCTTGCTGGAATGCGACGAAGCTCAGGATATTTCAGCCGCTAAGTGGGATAAGGACTTTGCGCCGATGGCAGCCTCGACGAACGCAACCCGGGTTTTTTGGGGGACGGCGTGGACCAGCCGAACGCTGCTGGCCAGGGAACGGCGGGCAGCGGAAGCAGCGCAGGCGAAAGATGGCATTCGGCGGGTGTGGGTGTTGACGGCTGAGGAGGTTGCCCGGGAAGTACCGGAATACGGGAAATTTGTGGCTGAGCAAGTGATGCGCCTGGGGCGGAATCACCCGATGGTGAAGACGCAGTATTACTCAGAAGAGATCGACGCGGAAGGGGGCATGTTCACGGCGGAGCGGATGCGGCTGATGCAGGGGAATCACCCCTGCCGGGAAGACCCGGAGCCGGGGAATATCTACGCGCTGACAGTCGATGTGGCTGGCGAGGATGAAGGCAAGAAAGTGCCCGGTGAAGAGGGAGCCGGGGAATTGATGCATCCTGGCAGAGATTCCACGGCGGCGACGGTGTTCGAAGTGGACCTGAGCACGCTGGCGAACGACGCAGCAGGCGCGCCGACCTACAAAGTGGTGCGGCGGCACAACTGGATTGGCGAGAGGCATACCAGGATTTACAACACGCTGCGCGAGCTGGTGAACCATTGGGGGGCGCGGTACGTGGTGATTGACGCCACGGGGGTTGGCGCAGGACTGGCGTCATTCCTAGAGCGCGCCTTTCCGGGGAAGGTGATTCCCTTCCAGTTCACTCAGCAATCGAAATCAAGATTGGGATGGGGATTCCTGGCGGTGGTTGAAACGGGCCGGTACAAGGATTATGCGCCGCCGGACGGTGAGTATTGGCGGCAGCTGCGGCACACGCAGCACCAGGTTCAGGAAGGCCCAGGAAAAATTTTGACCTGGTCGGTGCCGGATGGGACGCGGGATGATTTAACCGGAGCCATGGTACACGATGACCTGGTGATCAGCGCGGCGCTGTGTGCGGTGTTGGATGACCAGGAATGGACGGTGGGCGGGGCGCCGGTGGTGGTCACGGGCCTGGATCCGCTGGCGGAAATGGACAGGGAAGGATTTTAGTTGAGGAGACTGAATCGATGGTCATATCAGGGCAAAAGACAGTAACGACAGCCGGAACAGCGGTGGCGCTGGGAACAGAATCGATTCAAGGGCCGTTGATGGTCAAGGCTCTACCGGCAAACACGGGATATATCTATATAGGGAACGACGGGAGCGGGGATGTGAGCTCGAGCAACGGCCTCGCGCTGGATGCCGGGGAAGCGGTGGTGTTCGATTGGGTTGGGTCGCTGGGAACACTGATCATTGATGCCACAGTGAATGGCGAAGGGGTGGCCTGGCTGCGGTTGAACCTGTGAGGCGGAAGACGAGAAGCAGATCAAGATGCTAAGGCCGAGGTACATCGTGCGCGGGATGCGACCGAAGATACACCTGTTAACACCGGTGATATTTTCTGCTGCTAGACAACCAAGCTATTTGGAAAAATGCCTGGCGATCCAGGCAGCGCACCTGGCGGCGTACTGGCCGCTAAATGAGGCCGCAGGGACTGCGATCGAGGATCACAGCGGGAACGGATGCGACGGGGTGTACGTCAACGCGCCGGCCATGGGAGAAACAGGAATCGGGGACGGGTTGACGGCGGTCAAGCTGAATGGAACGGATGAATACGGGAACCTGTATTCGGCTGCGCTGCGGGATGCATTCAACGGGAACGAAGGGACACTGGCGATCTGGGGGAAGGTCTCTGATGCGGCGGTGTGGACGGATGGGAATTATCACGTCCTGTTTGAGCTGGGATCTTCGGGTGGAAATTGGGTGATCCTTTACAAAGGGTCAACGAACAATGAGCTGGCGGCATACTGGCTGGGCGGAGAAACAGAACTGGTGGTCACCAGCAGCTCAGAGACAGGCTGGTTTCACCTGGCGTTGACCTGGTCGAAGAGCGCCGATGAAGTGAAGATGTACTACAACGGGGTGCAGCAGGGGACGACCCAGACTGGATTGGGGACCTGGGGATCGACGCTGGAATCGGGGTACTGCAACCTGGGCTGTTACCAGGGGCCATTGTTTCACTGGTCCGGCTGGCTGGCGCACGCGGCGGCGTGGAACACGCCGTTAGCGGCGAGCGAGATAGAGGAACTGGCGACGATCTGAGAGGAGCGGCGAGCATGGAAGAGGCGAGAGACGAGGGAGTGGAAAGTGCGTTTGCGATCCTGATGGTGGCATATGGTACTTTTGCCTGCCTGGTGGGGGCAGTTGTGGCGCTGTTGATCGGGGAAGTGATCGAGAAGCTGCAACTTCCAGCGGGGTGGTGAGGGGCAGATGTTAGAACATTTGTTCGGTGGACTCATTGAAAGAGAAGTGAAGAGGCGGGTTGACCTGGCGGTGCGGGCGCTGGACGATAAGCGGGATTTGAGCTATCGCTCTGCGACCTACCCGCGCGACCGATACGCTTACGATCGGGACGAAGTGCTCGCGGATGCACTGGAAGCCTGGCGGGTGAACCCGCTGGCCAGGAGAATCGTGGGGCTGACGACGGAATACGTGGTGGGCGGGGGGATCACGATTGAGAGCAAGCACAAGCGATCTAACAGATTTTTGGCGGAATGGTGGGATCACCCGCTAAACCAGCTGGGGGTAAGGGTGTACGAGTGGTGCGATGAGCTGACCAGGGCGGGGGACCTGTTCTTGGTGATAAGCACGGATGGGGCGGGGATGTCTTACGTGCGGGCGCTGCCGGCGGCAGAGATCCAGGACATCGAGACGGCGGAGAACGATCTAAGCCAGGAACTGTTTGTGATTGAAAAGCCCAGCGTGAAGGCAGGCAGAAGACAATTCTTGGAAGGGCGCCGATGGCGGGTGTATGACCAGGTCAGCGATTTACCAGATCCCTCAAATGATTCAGGATTAAGCTTCGAGCCGGTCTGCCTGCACTATGCGATAAACCGGCCGGTGGGGGCGAAGTTTGGGGAGAGCGACCTGGCGCCGATGCTGCGCTGGATGACGCGGTACGCAGCGTGGCTGGAGGACCGGGCCAGGCTGAACCGATTCAGGAACACGTTTATCTTTTGGGTGAAGGCAAAGTTTGCGAACCAGGCGGAGAAGCTGGAGAGGCAGGCGGAATTGAACCGGAACCCGCCGAACCCGGGATCGATCCTGGTGAGCGACGAAAGCGAGACCTGGGACGTGCTTTCGCCGAAGCTGGAGAGCCATGAGGCAGGCGAAGACGGCCTGGCGCTGAAGAAGATGATCGCGATCGGGGCTGGGATGCCCCTGCATTTTTTGGCGGAGCCGGAGAGCGCGACGCGGACGACGGCGGAGGCGAGCGGCGGACCGACATTCAGGCACCTACAACAAAGACAGAAATTTTTTTTGTGGCTGTTAGGCGACCTGGCGCGGATCGCCTTACGCAGGCGGAAGCACTATGACAGAGGGGTGAACCCGGAGGCGCCGATTTTGGCAACCGGGACGGACATATCGGCCAGGGACAACACGGCGCTGGCGAGGGCGGCGGCGGTTGCGATTGGAGCTTTTGGGAACCTGCGGGACCGGGGCATGATCGATGATGCGGAGCTGCTGCGAATTGCGTACAGATTCGCGGGAGAGGCGGCGGATGTAGCAGATTTACTTCAAC